ATCACCCGAAGCAGGATAAAGCAGCGGTGCCGGTTACTTTTGATGACCAATGGGGTGGCGCTGCAGCACTGATAGCGTTTGACGAGTGGCCTAAGGCTAAGATGGTAAAGACCATCGCCATTAAGCCTGAGCAGCCAGTGGTGGAGGAAAGTCTGGTACCTGACCCGCCTCCACCAAAGGTTGAACAGCGCCGCAAACCTCCCACGGATATCTGCCGAGGCAAGGGACGGGTATATTATAACGGCGGCAGAACGTGGCGCTGCCGTAGGTAGGGCTATCTGATCTTCTTAGGAGCATCCTTTACGATTGGCGCATGGTCGATCCCGAAGGTCCTTAAGATGCCCTGCAGCGTGGTAAACAGGGTCTGGTAGACCGCCAGGTTGCCCACCGCCTCGTCCCGTTCGTGCTGGTAGCTCTCCAGCCGGGTGACGTTGGCTGCTGCATCAGCACGCAATCCCTCGATTTCGAGCTTGGCGATCGTTAGCACCTGCTCGAGCTTTTCCAGGTGATTCTTCAGATCGTTGCGCTCGTTCTCCATACGCTTGTAACTCGCGATGCCGTGGGCAACTGCTAACTCTTCTGGCGTCTGATCGTTGCCTGCAGCACCATTCTGCTTGGCGGTTACGATCTCTTCCATCTCAGTGAGTGCTGTCTCGGTCATGCTCATTCGGGTAGCTCCTGTTGGGATTTAGTTTTAATGACGCGGTCTTGCTTAAGTTGCAGTGACTCGTAGCGACGATGGGGGTGGACTGCTAGTAACTTAAAAAGCAGTGGATCTGGTTCTGGGATCTTAAATGGATCTCCAGTAACGCATTCATAGTCTGCTGGTTTGTTGCCCATGTTATAGTCCTGATGTTAGGATGAGTATTGCGCTAACGACCGTTGCAACAATAATAACAATTTCGATCGTTAAGATGACGACGATAGTCGATGAGGGTTTAGGAAAGACAAACGAGTTAGGCGGAGAAGGACGCTGTTGCGCCTCAGCCGAAGCAATACCAGAAGACTTATCCTTCATTGGGACTTCTCCATAAAGCTTGCACGAATGATTTGAAACACGGTGGGAGGTTGGTAAAGCATGGCATCGTCAAATGGCGGTAGCCCTGCTTTTTCATTTAAGAATGCTAGCCGCGCGTCAATCAACCGCAGCACCAGGAATTTAACATCCGGTGGTGCATTAATCCAGGGACCGGCTTTGACGAGTTTTAACAATTGCGGTTTGTCCTTTAGCGTCATCTTATTAAGAAAGGTTATCAGCGTTTGGATTTGCTGTTGATAGGGTCCTTCGAGTTCTTCCTTAATAAGATCTTTTCGCCATTGCTTCCAAAGCTTCATCAACAAGTCACGCTCAGCTAGGGCTTTGATGACGGCTTTCTTCTGAGCCTTGTGCATTTCCTTTTGTTCGGCACGAAGCTTCTTCCTGGCTGCCCAGGGGTTCGCCTTGGCAGCGTAAGCCAGAAATGGATTGTCGGTCATGGCCGCTCCAGGTTTGCTGCAGCGTAACGTAACAGGCAGACTGCATCGGCTTCATGCTCGTCCGTTCCAGTATACCCGAATTTCCGGGCAGCCGCTATCATCTGGGTCTTAGTAGCATGCCCACTGCCGGTGGCAAATTTCTTAATGGTTGGCACTGCGACATCCAGCACGGGTAGAAATTTTAAGGATGCAGTAACCTCAATGAGGCTTGCGATCCCCCAGAGGATGCGAGTGGCAGCTTGGCCACGGGTTAGTGGTGTTTCGTAGATTACCGCGTCTACCCGCCAATTAAATTCTTCTCCTTCTTCCAACCAGCAGTGAATGGCAGTGAGCCGTTCGGTTCTCGAGCCGGTGAAGGTTTTGCAGCCGGTTACGATGGTTCGATGATTGCCAATGTTGGATGCCCACGCCATGGTGGAGCCAAGATCGAATGCGATAATTTTCATGTGTGCTCCAGCCACCAGATCTTAGGATGTGGTCCCGACAGCGCCGAGCTTTGTAATTTGATAGGAGCTTTGTTAAATTTCAGTTTATCTTTTAACGACGATAGTGCTGAATTAATTGTCGGCCGTGCGTAGAAATAATCGCCTGCGTTATCTTTATAAAATCGCTCTATCAACATGGTCGAAGACATCCGCTTACCGCGTGACAGATAATCAAATAACTGCCGCTCCATTGGCGAGTATGAAACCTTGCCGCGTGGTAATTCTTTGAACGGTCTGGTTTTGGCGATCATCTAGTGTCCTTTCAGGTAACGCATACCAGGATACGAGATTAGGCAGTGTGTCATGCAGTAGGAAAAGCCATCGGCTCTTACCTCACCGCAGAACAGATAGGGAGAACCTTCGTTCATTGGCCAGCGGCAATCGCGGTGCTGAAGATCAACAAGAGTTATCGGACCACGAGGTTTCTCGAGAGCCTGCTGCAGTCTGTGGTACTTGCCGCTGCAGCCGTTAGCGGTGAACCGTTCACGGAATTCCTTGGACATAATAACTGCGATCTTGGCGTAAGTTATATGCTTAGCAACCAACTCAGTTAACCGTTGTTGTTTTTTCTCAGTCCAGTCGATTGCGAACAAATGAATACCCCCCGTAAAGTGAAAGAGGCGGCACCGTTTGATGCCGCCCCTGGATGGTAGATTGTTAGCCGGTAACTTTCACGTAACCGTGATTGGCGAACCAGCGCAGGTAAGCCGGGTTGCCGCCCTTCTCCTTGAACTTGCCGAAGGTGCCAGCCTTGCAAGCTTCCCAAGACTTGGCAGCGATGGTGCCCTTCTTAGGCTCGTAGTCGTCGCCTTTGCCCAGCCGGGTGATGGTGGCATCGGCGGAGGTCCATTTGCCATTGCCGCTGCCGTTGGTGGTCTTCGCCTTAGCAGTCTTGGTAACCTTCTTAGCCTTACGCATAACGCTCTCCTGTTTTGATGTTTTGGATTTTTCAGTTAATGAAGTCAACGCAGCCAAGCCGTCCTTGGCACGAGCGGCATTGACGGTAGCAAGCTTTGCTGCATCACGTTCCTTTTTCTTCTCGAGCATATCCTGGATACGCGCGGCAGCCTTCACTTTCTTTTCTTCAGCTTCACGGGCGATTAATGCAGCGCCCTCTTCGTCAGACATACCCTTGGGAATACGGAAGGGTCGTACCGTCTTGTTGGTCGTAGCAAGCGGCTGCTCGCTGCGGACTGGACCTACCGGCATCGGAGCCGGTTTAATCCCGTTCTTGCTGCGGTCCAAAAACTCCGGGATATCGGTGGTGAGGGCTGCAGCCGCTCCAGGGTTCTTAGCCTGGATCAGGAGGTGCAGCTTTTGACAGCGATTGATGCCTGTCTTTTGATCAGCAAATTTCTTAACGGTCTTGATCCCAGGCAAGCCGAGATCAACAGCGGTCAGTACCATCTCGTTCCATGCCGCGAGTAGCTGCGGTCCGGTTAATGTTGTGAAGTCCATTGGCGTTACCTTTCTGTTTCCCGTAAGGGGAGTTGGCGTTATGACACATCCGAAGAACAAAGGAAAGGGGTTTGTTTACTTAACAGGTTCCCAGGTTGCAGTGGTCTTGGTGAAGCATTTGAAAGTGATAATCCGGTCTGGTTCTACGCCAGGAGGATTAGCTTGCACGTAGCGTTCACATTGCTCGGCAGTTTGGTAGACTGCATAATTACCGAGAAATTTGCACGTGTCCCAGTTTGGATGTTGCGGAAAAGTAAAGCATGCAGCAACAGCAAAAATCTGTATCATGACTGGCTCCCGTTAGTACCGTTGATGTTGATCCATTCTTCTAGATCAATAATGGCTTGCCACCAGTGACCACGCTTATAGGTCTTGCCAGTGATCCTGCCAGCCGCCTGCAGCATGGCTGTGGGCGTCCAGACGCGATTAGGCTTCATCTTGTGCTGGGCGTACATCTTCAAGCCTTGCTTTAACGCAATGGCTCGGAAGGTCTCTACGCCAGCAGGTCCGGTAAATACGATTGACATTTTAGTGCTCCTTTGGGGTTGGGGATAAGTCTACCAGTAGTTCTTGTGCTCGAGTAGCAGCGACGTATTGTAAATTCCGTTCTTGTTCTTGCTGCCAGGCTTGCCTTGCCCATTTGGAGGGGCAAGTACCATGCCGGTCTAACCAGAACACTCGTGGCCATTCACGACCTTTAGCTTTGTGAATGGACGAGAGCACCAGCATGTCTTTAACGTTATCGGCAAACAAACCGTTAACGTAATCCACTGCATCCTGCACCGCTGTCTTCTTTTCCATGCGGCACTGGTCGATGATGACGCGTACTGTCTCCACCGCATCTTCAACCTCGGCAAGCTTTGCTTCCTGCTTCTTAGCGAGCAACTTGGTGGTCTCACGAGCCAGATAGATATCAAGCTTGCGCTCGAGGGCATCTAGGGTTTTGACCTGCCAGCGTTGAATGAGCTTAACGATCCTGGACGCAATGTCCTTGCCTTCGATCCTGCAGGGTACTCGCTGCCGAATGAGTTTGAAAGCGAGCGCAACAAGAGGCTTGTTCACCCGGCTAAGTACGGCGGTACCATTGGTCAGATCGTTACGCAATAGGAATTCCTGCATGGTGCAGGCGCGTGTTTCGCCGAGCGGTGCCTCTGGGGCTGCTTGAATGTCTGTGACCCATTGCTGCGCAAACTTAACAACCGCCTGCGGACAGCGATAGGAAACCGTTAGCGGCAACTCCTGACAATTGAAGTCCTTGGAAATCAAGTTGAGTGCGTCAGCATCCGCACCAGTGAAACCGTAGATCGCCTGGTAGTCGTCGCCCACTGCAATGACCCTGCCGCCTTTCTTGACCATGGCGCGAACGAGTGCACGACGAGCAGCGTTAGTATCCTGCGCCTCGTCTACCATCACCACATCGAATTGCCAGAACCGGCAGCGGTGTAATAGCGGCATATAGATCATGTCGTCGAAATCAATCACGTCAAGCATGGCGCTGGACTTGGCAAGGATGTCTTGCGCCGCTCGCACGACTTCCTCCTTACGTGCCTGCGGTATAGCTTTATCGTCTTCGTCGAACACATCGTAGTGCTCGGCCATTTCCAGCCATGTGTGCAGATCGTTAGCGGGACCCGTGATGCCGAGCGCAGATTGTTTGGCAAGCGAAACGAGTTGTGCGATCGCTGGCGTGAACACGTGCATCGGACTAATGATTTCCTTGGGAAACATTCCGTCGATCAGGTTGCGTACTTTCCACTGCTCCACCTTGACGTTAGGTTGCGCCTTACGGTACGCACCGAGACCGTAGCCGTGCGCGGTGTTCGCTTGCATCTTTTTCCAATGCACACCAGCCTTGTCGAGTTTGGCTTTGGTCTCGTCAACGACATCGCGGTTGTATGCGGTGTACGCAACCTGTCCCGCCATCGCGGCACCGGCAGCGAGCAGCACGGTGGTCTTGCCAGCGCCTGCTCGAGCACGAAGTACGCAAGAGCCGGAGCCGTCCACTGCCCAATCGATGAACGCTTGCTGCTGCGGCGACCAGATCATTTTCTTGGTAGTCATTTCGTCTCCTGTTTTTCCCTTAGCGGGTAGTGATAATATAGCATATTCGAGAAGAAAAGGAAAGCGGGTTGTTATCGCTAATTAACGTTGTGTATCAAGGGGCTGTGAGCGAGGATTATAATCCTTGGAAAAAACCGTGGATTGTGAGCAAAAAAGGGTTGCGATTAGCGGTCTGCTGGCGCAGCCTAGACCTCCCCTGATTTGGGTTCGATTGAAAGGAAACTTGATGCAGCCTGCTCCGTTCTTTGCGTTCGCGCGTACCCGTCATAAAATTTATCTCGCTCGTGCCGCCGGAAAAGCTCCGCCGTGGACTGACGACGCTATTCTGCAGCGGTACCGTTTCACAAATGTTTTTCGTGAACTGGACGCCACCACGATCTGGTTCGCGGAGAATTTGCGAAACCCGTTGCGTAACTCTATTGAGGTGCTGCCAGCCACCGTTGTGTTTCGCTGGTTCAACCGCCGCGCTACGGGTGAGGCTGTCAAGCAGAACAAAAACTACTTGCATCCTGCAGCACTGCGTAAGGCGATTGCAAAGTTGCCACCTCCGTACGTTACTTCTGCTTTCATGGTGTACACAACGTCATTGCACGATAGGCTGGTCGCAGCGGGTCTCGAGCCAACAAAAGTAAATGGCGTGTTGATGGCAATTGAGATCTGGTACGACACGCATCGTGATTGGCGCAAGTTTAAATGCGACAGCCTGCAGGAGGCGCATTCGTGGGTGAAGTCCGAATGCCTCGGCGACTTTATGGCTTACGAAGTGATCAGCGACTTACGGCACACCAAATTGCTAAGCTCTGCCGACGACATTATGACCTGGGCAAATTTTGGACCCGGCTCAACGCGCGGCATCGAGCGGCTCGCAGGTGTGGGAGCAGACAAGCTAGATGTAGCGCGGGAGCTTTTGAAACTCTCACAGAACAAGAAGTACTGGCCGAAGGAGTGGCCGAAACTTGAAATGAGAGAAATCGAACACACACTTTGTGAATATTATAAATATACGAAAGCAGTAAACGGTGAAGGGCGACCTAAGGAGAATTTTCGTGGCGGTAAATAAATATCGACGCTGGTACAAACAACTAATTGCTCGAGCACGTACTCGACAGCTTGATGATTACAGCGAACGTCATCACGTATTGCCTCGCTCGATGGGTGGAGGAAATGAGTCTGCGAACCTTGTGAGACTAACTTATCGCGAGCATTTTCTTGCACACTGGTTGCTGACTAAATTTACAAGTGGAAACGATCATACAAAAATGTGTTATGCATTATTCCGCATGACCGCATCTCTTCGCTATCGGACTATAACAAGTCGGCAGTACGCCATAGCTAAAAAGATCTTTGGAAGGAAGCTAAGTGTTATTCACAAAGGAAATCAATACGCATTAGGATATAAACTAACTTCTGCGCATAAGAAAAAGTTACATGATTCTCCTAAAGTTTATTCTGTCGAAGCTCGTGCAAAAATGGGCGCATCACTTAGGGGTAAGCAGCACACTTTAGCAACACGTAAAAAGATGCGTGCTGCTTGGAAATTACGAAAACAAAGGAACGCAGCATGACAAAACTGAAGCAAGGTACCTTCGGCAAGGATAAGGTCAAAGCCTGGTACCGGCCAGGAACGTCTGATGAAAATGCGTTGATTGAGGTGATCAGCAAGAAGGCTTATCGCCGTGGTAGCGTGGGGTTCGATGTGGAGCCGGGAGAGCATTGGCTGGACCTCGGTGCCAACGTAGGGGCGTTTGCTTTGTATGCTAAGAGCAAGGGCGCAAAGGCTACGTGCTATGAACCGATGCCGGATTGTTTTGCGATCCTGCAAAAGAACGTGCCAGAATTCAAGCTAGTTAATAAAGCTGTTACCAACGTAGCTGCGGATCAAGTCACATTCTATACACCTCGTCGAGAGCAGGATAAATACCGCAGCACGTTGTTGCCACGTAAAGGTAAATACCCGGAATTCGTGGTACCAAACATTCATGCATCAAAACTGAAGGGTACGTTTGACGGAATAAAAATGGATGTGGAAGGTAGTGAATTCGGCTTGCTCGACGATGGTCTGCTGCCGCATGCACCGAAGTTAGTCTTTGAGTATCATCTGTCGCGCGATAATTCTTTGCCGCACTTGGTGAAGCGTATCCGCGCATTGAAGAAAATCTACAAGAATGTTGTTTACTGCCCTGAACTCGCTCGGCTGGTTAAGAAGGGCACCGGAACTGGCCGTACTTACTTTGATCGGTGCGTGTACTGTTGGGAGTTGAAATCATGACGGCACAGGTAATTAAACTTAGGACGCCAAGCTTCAATGCCTTAGTTGAGCATGCTAAGGCTGCATGGGATCGCGCGGATGAAAAGAAAGCTGATGCTGAAGATTGGTACATCCGTACAGGTAAGTTGCTCGTCGAATTGAAAGAGAAGGCTGAACACGGGCAATGGTTGCCTACGCTGAAAAAACTTGGTCGTAGTCAACAACGTGCACATGAATTAATGGAGTTAGCTGAAGGTAAGAAAACTTATAAACAAGAGCGTGAACGAAAACGAAAAAGTCAAGTTAAAAGTCGAGCGAAATCACTGCTCCGGAGCGGTGATTTAGAACCTGAAACTTACGAAGACCAATCTCCAGAAGAGCAATGGCAGAACAGTCTCGCTAATCTTTGCGGAGACGTTCTTGCAATTGAAGCCTATTGGAATAAGCAATTCCATGGCTGGCAGAAATTTGAATTGCCGTCGCATATCAAGAAACTTTTGAGGGAGGCCGCGACGGCTCTTACTTCCCTCAATAACAGAAAGTAGGCGTTCTTATGGCACGGAAAACTACGCGGCTCTATTATGGGCTGCATCCAGAGACAGGTAAGCGTCTGTACTGGACGTTGAAGGTTAAGAATGCGACAAAGTCTGTGAAACTCAACGGTACGGTTGAGCAGGCTATGTCGGGTAAGGCTGGTGTATCTATCGGCTGTCATCTGAGCAAGATGGCGGACGCCAATAAGAAAGCGTTCCCACATCCTGCGCTTTACATTTCCTTTACAAAGCGCGTGGCACTCGTGATAACGCAAATCAGTGGAGGCAAGCCATCTCACTGCGTACGCTACCGACATAACTATTGCAAGTACGTGGATCTGAACGATACTGATCCATCGAAGGCAACGGTTAAGGCTCATCCTGAATTGTTTAATCGGCAATTCACGTTGAGTAGTTATAAGCGATCTACGTCTCATTGGAAGACTGAATATGGTCGTAAGGAAACCGGCCAACGCAGTAAATTCCAAATGGCTCGTGGTGAACTGGCTCGATTGAAAAAGGCAGGCTTAATTCACCTGCCTCTCTAACGTAACGGCTTGCCGGAGGTAGCTTAGGCGTTACCTTCGGCAGCTTTAACAGGAACTTAATCAAATGCACATAATCCAGGTACGCAACGTCGCCGAAGCACTGCCGCTCGGCATTGACTTCCTCACCGAGCATGGCAGGGTGGAGCGCAGCCGCAACGGCATGGTGCTGGTGGCACCGGGTCCTGTTATGACTGCGTATGCCAAGCCGACAGAACGGGTGTTGCTCTCGGCAACACGAGACGCCAACCCGTTCTTCCATCTTGCGGAAGCAATGTGGATGCTGGCTGGGCGCAACGATGGTGCGTACCTGGATCAATTCATCAAGACGTTCAGCGAGCGGTTTGCTGAACCCAATGGTGACGTTCATGGTGCGTATGGTTTCCGCTGGCGGCACTTATTCAGCATGGACCAACTGGAAATGGTGGTACGGGTACTGCGGGACGATCCTAATTCTAGGCAAGCCGTCATTGCCATGTGGGACCCTGTTGCCGACTTGGGGATACCACACTTGAAGGATCGTCCCTGTAACACTCATGCGTACTTGCGCATCAACGCCGAGCGGCTCGATCTCACAGTCTGCTGCCGGTCCAATGATGCGCTCTGGGGAGCGTACGGTGCCAATGCCGTGCATTTCTCTATTCTGCAAGAGTACCTAGCCGCCAAGATTGGCTGCGGCATCGGTACCTACTATCAATTCAGTAATAACTTTCACGTCTACGTTGACGAGCTCAACCGCCACGTTGGATCCTTCAGCGACCTGCGGCGCTACCCTACGGTGCCGCTGGTTACTGATCCCGGTACGTTCGATCAGGATGTGATTTCGTTATTAAACGGTATCCAACCTATTTACAACGAATTCCTTGCGGAGACTGCTTACTGGATGCTGGAGGCGTACCTAGTCCGCAAGGTGCCGCGCGATGCTGACGAATGTCTGGCGCAGGTGCAGGCGCAGGATTGGCGGGTGGCTGGACAAGAATGGATGAACAGGAGGCGCAAGATATGACGGGGATAACTAGAAGAAAATTATTAAGTACTGCGCGATTAGCCGGTCAGGTAGTAAGGTACCATACGCATCCTATGCACCACCGGCAGACCGTAGGCGAGCATACCTGGCAGGTGATGCGCATTTACTGGCAGATCTGGGGTCCACTGCCACCGGAGTTATCATCGTTCTTTATCTGGCACGATGCTGGTGAATTGGCTACCGGCGACATTCCGTTTCCCGTTAAGTCACTGAACCCGGTACTCAAAGCTGAAATGGATGCACTCGAGGATCAAGCCGTTACCCAAATGGGTGGACTGCTGCGTGCGCTAGAGAATACGTTGAAGGTTCGTGCTAAGGCTTGCGACCTGATCGACATGCACGAATGTGGCTGGGCAGAGGTTGCGATGGGCAATCAATTTGCGCAGCCGATTGTGGACGACACGTTTACTGCACTCGAACGGCTGCCGTTGTCACCTGATGACGGCATGAAGGTGTTTAAATATCTCGCAAAACAGGAGGATGCTAATGACAATTCGTGAGACGTTATCAATACGTACAACAACCCATGGTAACTATTCTGATCATGCCAGGGTTACTCAAAGCATTAAACGCATAATGGAAGCTGAAATGGGCTGGCGACATCTTGATGATTGCCAACGGGAGGCGCTATCTATCATTGCGCATAAGATCGGTCGCATCCTAGTAGGCAATCCAAACTTTCATGATCACTGGATTGATATCGCTGGTTACGCAACGCTGGTAGCTGATCGTATCAAGACGCGGGACGAACTGTTCGTACCGGGTACTCCTGACGATGGAGGGCACCATGCTGGTCAAGACCAGGACTGAATACCCTTCGTTGGCAGGCGCTAAGATCATTTCGGTCGATTGCGAGACGTACGATCCAGACTTGCTTACGCAAGGTCCTGGTTATCATCGTAGCGGGTTCATCGCTGGAGTGGCGATCGCAACGGATAGCTTTTCTGGCTACTATCCCATTGCACACCAGGGCGGCGGCAACTTAAACAAGCGCAAGGTAATCGAGTGGTTGAAGTACGAACTGAAGAGTTCGACACCGAAACTGTTTGCCCATGCTGCGTACGATCTGGGTTTCCTGGCTGCAGCAGGTATCGTCGTCAATGGTCCCATCTACGATGTACAGATCGCCGAGCCACTGCTGGACGAAGGGCGCAAGTCTTATTCGTTAGAGACGCTCGCGCAGGACTACTTGGGCAAGGGTAAGAAGTCGAATGAAATGGACGAGTGGCTGATTAAACAATTCGGTGCTCGTAACCCGCGTGGTAATATCTGGCGAGCACCGGCTGATATTGTTGCTGCGTACGCCATCGATGACGCGCGGTTGCCGCTGAAGATCTTTGCCAAGCAGCGCAAAGCGTTAGTGCAACAAAAGCTCTGGGATATCTTCGACATGGAGAGCCGTCTCATTCCAATGTTGGTCGCTATGCGGCAGCGTGGAGTGCGCGTGGACTTGGATGCTGCAGAACAGCTTTACGAAAAGATGACCAAGCAGCAGAAACGGCTGAGCAAGAAGGCTGGCGATATCCCGCCTTGGAATGCTCGAGCCATTGCTAAATTATTTGACAAGAATGGCGTAGAGTACCCGCGTACTCCGAAGACCAATGCGCCCTCATTTACTAAGGACTGGCTCGCTGCCTGTCGGCATCCAGTTGCCAAACTCGTTCATGAAATTCGTCACCTGGATAAATTGCGAGAGACATTCATTAAGGGAGTGGTGCTGGAAAGCAATTACAAAGGGCGGTTGCATTGTTCGTTTAATCAATTGCGTAGCGATGACAGCGGCACTGTGTCAGGGCGGTTCTCATCGTCGCATCCTAATCTACAGCAGATACCAATCCGCACCGATGAAGGCAGTATCATTCGCACGTTGTTCTTGCCGGATGCCGGGCAGCAGTTTGGTGCCACTGACTTCAGTCAGATTGAGTTTCGATTAATTGCGGCAACGGCTGCCGAGCATAAGCTTCGTGGTGCGCAGACCTTTGTGGATGCTTATAACAATGATCCTAAGACTGACTTCCACGCGGTGGTGGCGGACATGACTGGATTGCCTCGGCTGCAGGCGAAGACTATTACGTTCGCTTGCGCCTACGGAGCCGGTCCCAAGAAAATCGCTGGGCAATTAGGCATTAGCCTTAGCGAAGGTATGAAGATGTTGGATAACTACCACCGCCGTGCGCCTTTTATGAAACCGCTCAGTTATTTATTTTCGGATCGTGCTACCAAGGATGGCCAGATCACTACGATCCTCGGCCGTATCCGACGCTTTCCGCTTTGGGAAAAGATCGATGGTAGCGGCAAGGTTTCGTATTCGCGAGAGCGCACGTTAGGTACCCGCAGGGCATTTACCTACCGCGCGTTGAATGCGTATATCCAGGGCAGCGCCGCAGACGTCATGAAGAAAGCCATGATGCTGGTTTGGGAGAGTGGCGTCTGTGACGTGCTCGGACCGCCGCAGTTAACGGTACACGATGAGCTCGACGTAAGTGTACCGAATACTCGTGCGGGCAATAAAGCGTTTCTAGAAATGGTAAACATTATGCAAACCGCAGTGCCGTTAACGATACCGTTAATGGTTGATCATGGACGTGGTAAAAACTGGAGCGAGGCAAAGTCATGAAATCAGTACTTGGTGTACGCGCTATTAATTGTTTGCGCAATGAACTTAATAATCTTGGTGAAGACCCTGGTTATGGTAAAGTGCCTAATCCTAAGCGCGTGGCAAAATTTTCTGCAAAGGAGTTACTAAGCTGTCCTAACTTTGGAGAGCGTAGCCTTGCAGAGGTTGTCGTGTGGCTAGAGCAGCACGGCTTAACACTTAAAGGTTTGGACAAACTTAAAGCGCATGACCGCTGTGAATGTTGTGGACAAGTTTTACCAGGCACCGCTACCGTAAAGTCTGTCGTGATGAAGAACTTAGCGAGACATTTAGTTACTGTACGAAAGGAGCACCAATGCTAACAGATATTCTTAACGAATTCGTAGGCGGCAAGAACAAGGTCTGGGCGCACGATCGCATGCTGACCGTTGGTGCGTCAGAGATCGGAGCTTGTGCTAGGCGCACCTACTACTTCAAGAACGCAGCGTTGAAGGACAAGGACTACGTGGCACGGTGGGGTGCAACGCAGCGTGGCGACTTGATCGAACAGCATCTGGTGGTGCCAGCGTTGCGTAAACGCTTTGGTGACAAGCTCTTGTGGGCAGGCGAAGAACAACAGACGTTTCAGAAGGGGCATCTTAGCGCCACTCCGGATGGCTTACTAACCGGCATTAAGCCCAATGCACTGCGGCATCTGGGTGTCAAGGATCGACTGTTGGGTACCTGCCTGCTGGTAGAAATTAAATCGATCGATCCTCGAGCGCGATTAGCCGAGGAACGGCACCATCATAAATTACAGGCGATTGCACAACTAGGTTTGGTGCGACTACTGACTGAGTACAAACCCAATTACGTGCTGCTGATTTATATTGACGCCAGCTTCCACGATGAGATCAAGGAATTTGTGGTGCAATTCGATCAAACGATCTTCGACAATTTACAGAAGAGGGCAACGAAGATCTTAACCGCTAAGGCAGCTAGCGAGCTACCAGCAGAAGGGTGGATCGCAGGCGGCGGTGAATGTGAGACCTGTCCATTCAAGGACCCCTGCGGCATCGAGCGGCATGCGTTGCCCTCGGAGAAGTTTAAATCTAAACCCGTGTCGCCGCAGCGGGTTGCCGAGATGACCGATTTATGTAGGCAGGCCAAGGAGTTAGCGGAAGTACGCGATAAGTATGATGCGGATTACCGCACTCAGCAGGAAGCCATCAAGGAACGGTTGCGGGAGTGGGACATTCGCAAAGTACCGGGAGTGGTAACACTATCTGCTGTCAAGGGTCGCGTGGGCTACAACACCGACGAGCTCAAGGCTGCGGCTGAAGCAGCAGGCATCGACACTGAAAAGTTTATGCGAATAGGCGAGCCAACAACTCGTCTAACGATCTCACTCGACGAGTGAGCTAACAGGAGAAAGATAACATGGACACAACAGCAATATCATCATACGATATGCAGCCAAAGGAGCTTCGTTCGCGACGGTTTTGGCCGAATGGGATTGTTCAAAACAGCCGCACCGAAGAAGCAGTCATCAGGAGTTTTCTATCTGAGAAGAGTGATGACTGGGCGATGAATTGGCACTTGCTGCTGTATGGGTTTTCGTTGTTAGCCCAGCAGTGGGAAGTGACCGTAGAATTATGTGATGGTGATCGAGAACATCCAACAGTGCTCGCAGTACATTCACTAACTAAATTCGCGGTGCTGTTAGACGAAGCACCAGAACAAGGCTCCGGTCCTGATCGTAGCCCATTCTACTGGGTCGATCGGAACGGTGACTACGTGCTGTCTCGTAACAGCAGCATGACTACCCCTGTTAGCAATCGCTACACAGGACTTTAAACAGGAGCATGAAGATAATGGCTAAGTCTACAAAGATCGTAAAGCCGCAGAGCAAACAAGTTGCAATGCTTGACGAGCAACCTAACTACTTTACGCAGTACGCTCGGATGGCAGGAAGTGCCAGCAGCATCGTTGGAATGTTGCTGAAATTTTCTAAAGGTGATTTTGTTGTCGGTCAAGACAATGAACCACTGGAGCTTGGCACCAAGCTTATTGCTAACATGGATCACTTGTTTATTGGCTGGCAGCGTTGGGAAGACGCGCGTCCAGCAGAACAGGTGATGGGACCAGTGATGGACCCTATCACTAAGCAGCCATTCATACCGCCTCGGCGTAGTGAACTGTCTTTCAACGATCCTGCGGAATGGGAGGTTGATGAGTCTACTGGCAAGCCGCGTGATCCATGGGTGTACACTCACCTGCTCTTGATGAAAGAGCCAGGTAAGAAGGGTCAGTTGCTAACGTTCACCACTAACTCGGCAGGCGGTAAGGGTGCCATGACGAAATTGTGTGGCGACTACGGGCAGCAAATGCGCGAGCACGAAGATGAATACCCAGTGGTGTCATTGGGTGTTGGTAGTTATATGCACTCTAACCCTGCGTTCGGCCGCATCAAGTTTCCAATCTTCGAAATCGTGGATTGGGCAGACAAGGAGGAATTTGTAGAGCCTGCAGAGGCTCCCGCACCGAGCCGCAAGAAAAGCAACCGATAGCTGCATAGGAGTGTAATCCGACGCAGCCGTGAACGGCAACGGGCGAGGAAACTCAAGACGTGGTTCTGGATCCTATGCAGCTAAGATAGGCATGCCAGTGAAACTACGTAAGCCGTTTATAACTTTAACAGGAGAGAAATAATGGTAGATCCTATCGAACCAATCCAGCACGAGATAATGAATAATCTCGCACGAGCTCTAGATAAGATGTTCAACGGTGATACCCAACCTAAGAAAGTTGGTTTTGCGCTGCTGACTTATAACATGGGCGAACAACTTGAGGGTACTGGACGCATTAACTACATCGGCAATGGTGAACGTGAAGACGTTCGTGTTGCGCTTAAGGAGTTACTGGCACGTTGGGAAGGCCGTTACGATGAAACAGGAGGCAAAGCATGAGAGTACTTTTATTCCCCCACGCAACACCAGATCACGTGGGATTAATTCCATCGTTTCTGGATGAGAACGATCCACGACCAGCAGCGCTGCAGTTTGATACCAACTACGCATTCGGTGGCGGTTGGTGTCCGATGCCTGGTTTTAAACTGAGTGGCACCACGCTCAAATATCCTGGTGACCCAGCGATGAACCCGCTAGCAATGATCGTATTCCGGCAGGAAACGATCCTGATTTATGAATGCGCCTGGGTGGTGATCCTGCAGGTGGATGGCTCTTGGGAAGCATCGAGGATGGACTAGGCATGACCGACATCGTTGAACGGCTGCGCAAAACAGCTGATCATGAATGGATAGGGCATAAGACGTGGACGATGGCGGCGCTGCGCGAGGCCGCCGATGAGATCGAGCGGTTGCGGGCCGATCTCGCGCAGCGTGACCGCGAGCTTGCGTCGATCTTGCTGCAACTTGAACAAGCGTGGATAAGACATGACCGACATCGTTGAGCGGTTGCGCGATTGCCATAGGGTATTCAAGCACAAAGATATTGCCGAGGCCGCCGACGAGATCGAGCGGCTGCGGGTGGCTCTAGAGCCGTTCGTTGAAATAGCCAAACGGCTTGGGTGGGACAAACTGGATGAACATGACCACAAACTTGATGATCACATCATCGATGCGCCCGCCGACGACATAGCTCCCGGCGCATTCTATTGCCTCATGGTTAGTGCGTTTCATAGGGCAGCAAAAACATGACCGACGAAATCGAGCGGCTGCGCGCCAGGGTCAAAGACCTAGAAGCCATGACGGACTATTACAACGAACACGCCGACGGGGCCAAGCCATGATCCACATACTGGCCGCTGTTAACTAGACAAGTTTAAACCACAGAGGTAGGCAGCATGGCAACAACGACTAACCGTAACGAAGCAGAAAAGTTTCTCAAGGCGCTAGATCCCAAATCCGAAACTTTCACGTTCCAAACATTTGACGAAGGCAAGGCCAAGTCTCGCAAGCTGACCACGGTGCTGCATGGCACGTTGGCGCAGCATTGGGATACGTTATGCCGGTTGAATGCAGCAGGAGCAGGCATCTACATTACCGTGAACGAAACAGATCTGAAGGGTCGTAAGGCGGAGAACGTTACCCGCGTTCGAGCGTTATTTGCTGATTTGGATGGTGCGCCGCTGGCCCCTGCTATGGGCAAGCCGCAACCCCATATAGTAGTGGAGAGTTCACCGAAGCATTGGCATACGTACTGGTTGGTTCGGGACATGCCACTGGACCCTAAGTTGTTTAGGCAAGCGCAACGGCAGTTGATTAAGCGGCTTGGCAGTGATGAAAAGATTACTGACCTGCCACGGGTGTTGCGGTTGCCAGGGTTCGTGCATCAAAAGGGGAAACCATTCAAGGTGAAAGTTGTGTCGCTGTGGAATGGCAAGCCGTACAAGGCTACCACGTTCTGTCATGGCCTAGAAGAGGACGAGCCTAATACTGCACCGAAGGGCAAGGGCAAGGCGCAGATGCATGCCCCGGTGGAGCTAAAGGAAATCAACGATGCGTTGGATATTATTCCTAGTGACGATTACCAGATCTGGTTTGAGGTTGGTTGCGCGTTAGCACATGAATTGAATTCTGCAGGGTTTGAAGTGTTCGAGCGTTGGTCTCGCAAGTCGGAGAAATACGATAAGGTCCAGTGCCAGCGTAAATGGAATGAATGCGAGAAGGTTACCCGGTATACTGTTGGTACGATCTTTCACTATGCTGCACAGATCGATCCAGCATGGCGAGAGGTAGAACAAGCAGCAGTGCATGCCACTGTCGATGATTTCGTCTCGTTCTTACCTTCGCACAATTATATCTATCTGCCTACCGGGCATACGTGGCCAGCTTCGAGTGTTAATTCACAATTGGCTAAACAGACGTTGGGTACTAAGCGTGTTGCAGCATCGGTGTGGTTGGATAAGCACCGTAAAGCGGAAGGCATGACCTGGTCACCAGGTGATGCGATGCTTATTCCGGATCGGGTGGCTCGAGAACAAGGCGGTTGGATCGATAAGCCTGGTACCACATGCCTAAATCTCTACTATCCACCATCGTTGGTACCAACGGATGCAGCACGAGCCAAGCCTTGGATTGATCTGGTGCGTAAGGTATTTCCAGAGGATGCTGACCACATTATTAATTTCCTAGCGCACCGGGTGCAGAAGCCTGGTGAAAAGATTAATCATGCATTGTTGCTTGGTGGTGACTCCGGCATCGGTAAGGATACTATGTTAGAGCCGGTTAAGCATGCAGTAGGTCCATGGAATTTTGCGGAAGCGTCACCTAAGGATGTTGTGTCACGATTTAATGCGCATATTAAATCTGTGATATGCCGTATCTCCGAGGCTCGAGATCTAGGTGAAGTGAACCGTTATGATTTCTATGAGAGCATGAAGACGTTAACCGCGTCGCCACCGGATATTCTGCAGTGTGAAGAAAAGCACATGAAGAAATATGCCATAGCGAATGTGACTGGCGTGATCATTACTACCAACCATAA